CACTATGTTGATCTAGGAAAGAAACTTGGTTTTCCAGTAAACTATGCAAAGTATGAAGATGACCACGGTGGTATTTTTACATCTGATAGTGAGTATTTAAGAATAATAAATTTATCAAAACTTAGAAATATTACACCAGAACAACAGTTTGATTTAGCTGAACACAATCAAGATTTAGAAAGAGATAAGCTACGTATCATATCTAATGAGATTGAAAGATATAAAAAAGAATATGGTCTTATAGATTTTAATGACATGATATTAGAGTTTATAAAATCAGATAAGTCACCAAAGTTTGATGTTGTATTTATAGATGAAGCACAAGATCTATCTCTTATGCAATGGGATATGGCAAAAACTATTTGGAATAAAACAGAAGATTCTTTTATAGCAGGTGATGATGACCAAGCTATATTTAGATGGGCTGGTGCAGATGTAGATTCTTTTATAGCACAAAAAGGTTTGATGATGCCATTAACACAATCACACAGAATACCTGCAAAAGTACACAATGTTGCAATGAATATAATAAATAAAATTAAAAACAGAATAGATAAAACATGGAAACCAAAAGTACATGAAGGATCATTATCTAACTACGATGACTTTGAACAAATAGATATGTCATCAGGAGAATGGTTGGTGTTAGCCAGAACTAAATACATGTTAAATGAATTAGAAGAAACATTATATCGTAATGGGTATTACTATAAAAATAGATTTAAAAAAACTAAAGAACAAGAATTACACAATGCAGCTGTTGATTGGGAAAATTTACGTAAAGGTCAACCAATGTCATACAAACAAATAGAAAGAATATATAGTTATATGTCTAATAATTGTGACAAGACTAAATTAAAAGGTATGTTGAAAGAAAGCTATCATGACTTTGAAACATTAAAACAAAGTTATGGTTTAAAAACTAACACTGTTTGGTTTGAAGCTTTTGATGATGCACCTAGTAGAGACATAAATTATTTACGTCAAATGAGAAAGAATGGAGAGAAGCTAAACGAAGGACCAAGAATAACATTATCAACTATTCATGGAGCTAAAGGTGGTGAAGCACAAAACGTAGTGCTGCTTACAGATTTAAGTGAGAACACTATGAAAGCTTATGAAAGAAATGCTGATGATGAGAATAGATTGTTCTATGTTGGTGCAACACGGACCAAGGAACATCTACATATAATATCACCAAAACAAGAATACAAAGGATATAAACTATGAGTAAAGTATGGGACAAGCAACACGGCGGATCACACTATCAAAAATATAAAATTCAACCTAGTAAGTTTGTAGTAGAGAATGAATTGCTATACCCTGAAGGTTGTGCTATAAAATATATTATAAGACACAGAGATAAGGGAAAGAAACAAGATTTATTGAAAGCAATACACTTTATAGAAATGATTATAGAAAGGGATTACAAATGATACAGAAACCTATGTTCAGTCCGCAAGTAGAATGGACACCACCTGAAACATTTCCTGATCTATCAAAGTATGATGAGATTGCAATTGACTTAGAAACAAAAGACCCAGAGTTAAAACAAATGGGATCTGGCTCTGTAACAAACAGAGGAGAGATTGTTGGTATAGCTGTGGCAGTTGAAGGTTGGTCTGGATACTATCCTATCGCTCATGCTGGTGGTGGTAACATGGATAAGGCAAGAGTATTAAACTGGTTTAAAGATGTATTAAATACACCTGCTATTAAGATATTTCATAATGCTATGTATGATGTGTGCTGGATTAGGTCTATTGGCCTTAAAATCAATGGTACTATTGTAGATACCATGATTGCTGGCTCTCTCGTAGACGAGAACAGGTATAGATACGATTTAGGCTCTATGGGTCGAGATTACGTTGGAAAAGGCAAAAGCGAAGCTGTATTGAAGGAAACTGCTAACCTTTGGGGTATAGATGCTAAGTCTGAGATGTATAAATTGCCAGCGATGTATGTTGGCGAGTATGCTGAAAGAGATGCTGTTGTAACTTTAGATTTGTGGCAGAGAATGAAACAAGAAATACAACATCAAGATATACAATCTATTTTTGATTTAGAGACAGAACTTTTTCCTTGCCTAGTCGATATGCGTTTTTTAGGTGTTCGAGTAAACTTAGAAGCAGCCAACGAATTAAAAAACAAACTATCATCAGAAGAAAAAGAATGCCTACAAAAAGTAAAAATAGAAACAGGAGTAGATACTCAAATATGGGCTGCACGTTCCATTGCGCAAGTCTTTGAAAAACTGCGCCTACCATTTGACCGAACTGAAAAAACAAATTCTCCATCATTTACTAAAAACTTTTTACAAAACCATCCTCACCCGACAGTAAAATTAATTGCTAGAGCTCGTGAAATAAATAAAGCTCATACAACATTTATTGATACCATAATAAAACATACACATAAAGGAAGAATTCATGCTGAAATAAATCAGTTAAGATCTGATTCTGGAGGCACAGTTACTGGTAGATTTAGTTATTCAAATCCTAATCTACAACAGATTCCAGCTAGAAATAAAGAACTAGGACCAGCTATTAGATCATTATTTATACCAGAAGAAGGTTGTACTTGGGGAGTCTTTGACTACTCACAACAAGAACCAAGATTAGTTGTGCATTACGCAGCTTTACAGAGTCTCTATGGAGTGAACGATGTATTGGATGCCTACAATGATTCGAATGTAGACTTTCACCAGATCGTAGCAGACATGGCAGAGATACCTAGATCACAGGCCAAGACTATAAACCTTGGTCTGTTCTATGGTATGGGTAAGAATAAATTACAAGCAGAGCTTGGTGTATCTAAAGACAAAGCTGATAATTTATTTAGACAGTATCATTCACGTGTACCTTTTGTAAAACAACTTATGGATAACGTATCTTCTCGTGCTCAAAACAGAGGACAAATCCGTACATTGTTAGGACGTCTATGTAGGTTTCATCTATGGGAACCTAATCAGTTTGGTATACATAAACCATTGCCTCATGCTGATGCGCTCACGGAACACGGACCAGGAATCAAGAGGGCTTATACATACAAAGCTTTAAATAGATTAATACAAGGATCAGCAGCTGACATGACAAAAAAAGCTATGATTGACTTGTACAAGGAAGGCATCACACCACATATACAAGTACATGATGAACTTGATATATCTGTTGAAAATAGTTTAGAAGCGAATAAAATAAAAGATATTATGGAAGGTGCTGTTGAGTTAGAGGTGCCTAACAAAGTAGACTATGAATCTGGACCCAATTGGGGTACAATTAAATGAGGTTAAAATATGGCTTACTTAAATGCAAATATTCCTGTACAATACGCACAGATAAAAAGAGAATATTTATATGACTTACAAAAACATCATGGAGAAGTTGAAGACTGCATTATCTTTGGTATTAGCTGTATTACAGGTCGCGCTATCTTATGGCATGCTATTATGGAAAACGGTGCAATCTTTTATCGTCTCCCAATTACGGCTTTTATTCAACGTGGTTATGACCCCAAGTCTGTTCCCAATAAGAGACTTGATGAATTGGAGCTTTGGAATTCTTTTAGTTATTATCCTGCTATTACTACTTTTGATATCTTAGCCGGTCAATCAGGTAAATACTTTGGTAAAGATAAAAAAACCTACCATGGCAAATATTTATTTACTATTGATTTTGCACACCCAGAGAGTAATATAGTAGATACAGAACATTCTGAAATACCGCACGAGCATAAGTGCGCACACATAATGGCCCTCGAAGATGGCACGTATGCAGCACAGCCTAACAATAGAATTATTTGGAATTTACCTTCTTTCACTGTGAAAGAAACTATTCCTGATTGGAAGGTACAAACTAATGAATGGAATGTAGAAGACGCTAGTCAATGGATAACCGAAGACACTGACAAATTCTTTTACGAAATTGAGGAAAAGAAAAAATGAGTTTAAATTTATGTGATTTTTGTGGACACCCACACAGAGGAGCAATTTTATGTCCAGTTAATGGATGTGATTGTAATTTAGAACCTTTAATACTGATGGAGGATAAAATGTTTAAAAAAATTTGGAAAAAAATAAAAGAATTTTTTAAAAGATTAATGTTTTGGAATAGATAATATGGAGACCCATTATGGACTACAGATTTACAGCAATAGTAATAATATTACTGTGTTTACTGGCTGTTTTTGTAAGGCCT